ATCCAGCAACGCTGCCTGCGAGTACTGGCAACGGAGTAGCGTTCACCCCATCTGGTGGTCATATTGCCGTAGTGCACCCGGGCACCCCATACGTCTCCGTCTACCCTTGGACTGGTGCGTTTGGAACGAAGGTTGCCGATCCAGCAACGCTTCTTCCAAATGCTGGCAACGGAGTAGCCTTCGCCCCATCTGGTGACCATATTGCCGTTGCGCACGCTACGAATCCACTTATCTCGGCCTACCCCTGGACTGGTGCGTTTGGAACAAAGGTTGCCGATCCTGCAACGCTGCCTGCGAGTACTGGCAACGGAGTAGCGTTCAGCCCATCTGGTGGTCATATCGCCGTAGCGCACGTGGGCAGCCCATATTTTTCCGCCTACCCCTGGACTGGTGCGTTTGGAACGAAGGCTGCGGACCCTGCCGCGCTTTCGAGTACTGGCAACGGAGTAGACTTCAGGGGCGTTACTAAGATATAGTATAAAATAGGTTTGTTAAAAAGTAACAAATCGTATAGTGCCAGATGGCAAGGAGCAGAAAATGATCATTACAGATGAAAAGCGGATTCAGGACCTAGCCGATAACGTCGTTGGGCGCACTCACGAGGTGTACCAGTACGACCTCAACATCTCTAACTACCAGACGATTCTGGCGGCATCCGATGGGGTTTATCCTGAGCATCTTCTTGCTCTGAAAGACCTGCCTGCAGACCAGGCGGTTGCGCAGTGCCCAATTGAAGACCTTGCTGAACTCGCAGAGCTTCAGCAGTATGTCCGCGTGTCCTATTTGATCCGCTCAGAGATCGTAGAGCGCACCAAGGCAAACGGCATTCTCCAGGTTCTTGTAACGCAGTTGCGCGCCGCACTTCCAGTTACGGCAGACTACGATGCCGCAATTGACGCTGCAGTGTCACGACGGGCGTAAGTTATGGCTAAGCAAGCAAAGATCTGGGACGGCACGCAGTGGATAGAGATTCTATCTAATGCGGGTAATGCCGTCTATTACCAGAATGCTGAGCCGACGATTGCCAACGATGGCGATATCTGGATTGACTCTAATGATGAGATCGTAGGATCAACTGGCGCTACTGGTGCTACTGGCGCTACTGGGGCTACTGGAGCCACTGGTCCAGCGGGCGACCCGACCCTTGTACTCGGAAGCACCGTCGCTGCGCCAAAGACAGCAAACTACCCATTCGTCATCGGGGATGAAAGTGAACTATTTATCTTTTCAAGCGCCAGCGCACTTGTTGCTCAAATCCCAACAAATGCCTCCCAAGCATTTCCAGTTGGTACACAGATCAATATTATGCGATACGGAGCAGGAGCACTCACTGTCGCTGCAGTTACGCCTGCAACTACTACTGTCAGGGCAACTCCAGGAGCAACACTGCGCGCACAATACTCTACTGCTACCTGCATTAAGATTGCAACGGATGAGTGGGTAGTTGTTGGTGACTTGTCATGAGGATTCTAGGAACAACTTCTTCAGCATATTCATTAAACTATTCAGTGCTGCTTGCTCCAGGCAGCCAGCCAGATACTGCAATCTATACTAGCGCAACAGTTCCTTCTGGGTTCATGTCTGGTAACGGATACTATGTAAAGTACGGTGCGCCAACCTCTTCTGTCACCGCAACTGGAAGCATCTCTTACGCAACGTCAATCAACGGAGGATGGACATATAAAACTATTCAGAGCCAGGGGCAGGCGCGTGGCATTACCTATATTGATACTGGTTCAAGCAAATATTGGGTATATGGAAACGACACAACTGGTCAATTTTCCTATACGTCAGACGGCACGCCGCAAGGTACATTAAGCACAGTCAGCCCAGTTTCATCTGGGGCAACTAGCGCAACAATAATGATGTATTGTAATGGCGCAGCTCGCCCATTCGTTGCTGTTGGTTCAAATGCAACTGGAATTTACGTTGCCACTGCGACATCAATTAGCGGAACTTGGTCTACTGCTACTACCCTTCCGCAAACAGGGGCAAGTGTTCAGGGCATCGCATGGGGTGGAACGGGAACTGGATCAGATAAGCGACTTATTATGGTGATGGGCGGTAACGGAGCTAACGCAACGTATTTTTCCGCCGCAAATGACACAACATCTTATACATTGCAGACTATTGCTATTGGTGACTGCCGAGGTCTTGCATATACTGGTACGCACTGGCTATACCTTGGCGACAACAGCCTTGGTCGCGCTGCTGCCTCAGCATTTAACAATACCACTGGTAATGTCATCACTAACCCTTCTCCGGCAGTATACCCAGGAACTGTTCGTGGTCTTGCAGCATCGCCTACGGGCAATGGCGTGTGCTACCTATCTGGCGGAACAACTATCGGGTATAGCACTGACCATGGTGCAACATGGGCAGCAGTAACATCTGCAACTTCGCTAACAAGCCAGACTAAGATGAGCATAAGCGCAGATACAATCGTTGCCTACAGCAACAATAGCGCAAGTATTGCATACTTAACCTATGCATAAGGAGTTATCATGAGCCTAAATCGGAACGAATGGTACGAGATAGCACAAGACGATTCTGGCACGACCTTTGCAAGGTGGCGAGATGCAACCGCAGATCAGCGTAGCGATGTGTTTGCTTTTGAGAAACTTAAAGATAATGAAGTGGTATTCTACGAGGAATACGCAGATGAGAACCTTGCTATTTCACGATTAGAACTAGCAATTGTTGAGGGGAGTTAGGCATGCCAAAGAAAACATACATTAGGTCTGGCGGAACATGGGTAGATATTACCTCTGGCGCTGCCTTCCCAGCGTCTAGCGCCGCGCCCGCGACTCCCGTTACTGGTCAGGTGTACTTTGATACAGACGACCAGAAGCCGTACATTTATAACGGATCTGCCTTTGTGCTGTTTGGTCCAGCGCTAACAGACTTAACCAGCACGACAAGCAGCACCGTTGCCGCAAGCGCAACTGCGGTTAAGGCTGCGTATGACCTCGCTAATGCTGCCGTTGCAAAAAGTACAGTCACTACTGCTGGGGATATTATTTATGCTACGGGATCAGCGGCAGTAACTCGACTTGGGATTGGATCAACAAATAATATCTTGACAGCAGGGGCATCTGCCCCCGCTTACCAGACATTGTCAGCGCTTCACGGCGCAGTCGCCACCGTCCCTTCACAGGCTGCTGGTGACCTCGTGTACGCATCAAGCGGAACAGCCCTTGGGAGGCTGGGCATTGGTGCAGCAAACACAGTACTGACATCAAGCGGCAGTGCCCCGCAGTGGTCAACCCAGTCAGGCATGGCATTAATTAGCAGCACTACATTGGCTAGCGCAACGCAAACGTTCACAATTTCAAGCATCCCATCAACGTATAAATCTTTGCTTGTTTACAGTTATAACATTAAATCAAGCACTGCGACTGCGGCAAACCTAAGCGTTCAAATGAACGGGCTTTCAACGACAACCTATGGTCGCAAGGGTATAACCGTAACCTCTGCAAGCACAACCGTTGGCACTTCCGCGGCAACTACTGGAGATACATCGTGGGCTGTAGACCTTGCAAGCGGTGGGGTTGTTATTTCCGGTGCTGGAGCAGGGTCTGTCTTGAAGATGGAGTTCCCAAACTATGCCGCCTCTATGTACAAGGCGGCGCTGTGGACTTTTATGTTTGGAACGGCGGCTTCTTCTATGGCTCCTGGATTTCAAATTGGATTTGGTTTTAACTCCACAACTGCTGCCGTCTCGTCAATTTCGCTTGTGTCTTCTTCAGCCACAAACCTCATTGGAGCCGGAGCAGTAATAGAAATTTATGGAGTATACTAATGCCTGACATGCCAACTAAACTTACCTATGACATTTTAACTGGAGAAACGACAGTAGAGCCGTTGACCCAAGAAGAGGTCAATGAGATTAATGCTGCGGAGGCGACTGCTAATGCAGCGCGTGAAGCGTCCAATGAGGTGCGAGAGTCTGCCCTGGCAAAGCTTGCAGCCCTTGGATTGACGGAAGAGGAGATTGCTGCCATTATCGGGGGGTAGTAAAATGCCAGTATACGAATATTTCTGCGATAAGTGCGACAAGAAGGTTGAACTTATGCACCCGATGTCAGATGATAGTAAGAAGATACATAAACCGTGCGGGAAAGAAATGAGCATGGTTTTTTCTTCTGCAAATGTTTTTTACAAGGGCGAAGGCTGGGCGCGTAGAGGGTAAATTACTTGCGCTTGTAGTGAGCACATAATATAGTGCAAACATCAATGCATCCCCACAACATGAGGTGCCGATGTGACTGCGAGCAACGTTCAGCAAATTATTGATCGCCTTGACAAGATTGAGGAAGAACTTTCTGCTATGCGCGTAGAGATGGCTGAGACACGCGGCGCCTTCCGCCTTGCAAAGTTTGTTATTGGCATTCTTGGCCTTACGGGTATTAGCGGAATTATGGCTTGGCTTTCCGGACAGGGAAAGTAATGCATAGAGCAATTGTTATCGCCGCCACCCTGTGGCTCATTGCCTCCACGATAGTTTTCTCCATTGTTTCCTCGCCGGTTTACGGGGCAGATGGCTACGACGGCGCTGGATACCCCTACAGCACAATTGTGACCGAGACTGGCGACTACTTTGTCGTCATTGACGTGCCGTCTGTTTTTTCTGCCGAAACAGACCTTTGCAACGACACTGCAAGTTTTTGGTGCGCTGCGACTCAGGACGGCGGAAACTTTACTGACTCTGCACTCTGGCTTTACGATGCAACTGGTGCGTTGATGACGGTGAACGACGATGACCCCCGAACCAACGGGCAGTCTTGGCACTCCTACATCAGCGTGGAGCTCCAGGCTGGCGTCTATCGGCTGCGGGCTGGACGCTTTACCTGTCACGACGGATCATGCCTCTGGCCGCAGGACCCATTCCCTGTAGGCGGCTCCTACCAACTCTTGACCACCACTGCGCTTTTGCGTGACCCTAACCCGCCCACGGTTGAGCCGACTGCAATTCCTTCTATTTTGCCAACGCCACAGCCCACCCCTGAGCCGACCCCAGAGCCGACCCCAGAGCCAACTCCGGAACCAAGCCCCGAGCCGACTCCTGAGCCGACACCTTCTCCTACCCCAGAACCGCCTTCCCCAAGCCCTAGCGTGGCTCCTACCCCCACGCCAGAGCCTTCTATAGAGCCTTCCCCGAGCCCTTCTCCATTGCCATCACCTAGCCCGGAATCAACTCCAGATCCAACCCCAGATCCAACCGCAAGCCCTGAGCCGACTGAAGAGCCGACTCCAAGCCCGGAGGTAACCAATGAGCCGACACCAGACCCGACTGCCACACCAGAGCCGACGCCCGAAGGAACCGTGGAGCCAACTGATTCGCCGGAACCTGCCCCTTCTCCTGATCCCACTGCTGTTCCTTCTCCTGAGCCAACACAGCCCCCTCTGCCAGATCTAGGTGAGGTTGCTGCTGCGGTTGAGCAAGCCGTAGGTGCTGCTGCAGAAGCGGTTTCCGAGGCGGTAGGTGCCGCCGTAGAAACAGTCTCTGAGGCCGTAGGTGCTGTTGCTGATGCCGCTGCAGAGGCAGTTGGTGAGGCACTTGCGCCAATAGCAAACCTAGGGAACGATATATCTCAAGAGGACAAGGAATCAGCAAGAGAAACTGTATTGCCTGCGATCATCTTGACGCAGGTTGCACAGGCTGCAGCAAGTGCTGCTGCTATCGCTAGGTCGTCAGGCGGGGGCTCAAGCGGGCCCACGGGTGGCGGCGGTGGAGGAAAGGGTCCAAAAGGACCAGCTGCAAGAAGCGTAGAAGCCCAACTGGGCAGGAGAAAAGAAAATGAATAGATGGAAGTCAATAGCCCAAGCCGTTATCAATGACCTCGTTTCCCAATCTTGGACAGTATTTGGTCTTATGGTCGGCTGGATTGTGTTGCCAGATGGAGAGACACGAAACTTCGTCGGCGGAACCCTGCTGGTCCTTACGATTGCATGGGCAGTAACCATGCCATTGAGGATTTCAATCGAAGATTAGCGCCATAAACGTTATGGTATACTCTCTTCATGGAAGAAGTTACCAAACGGGGGCGACCAAGAACTGACCCGCTCACGCGGTTTCTTCGTCATGTCTCCAAGGCTGAAAGCGGCTGCTGGGAGTGGGCTGGGGCAAAGGACCCGTCTGGATATGGGGCCTTCAAGGACCAGCACGGCAAGAAGATCAATGCGCACAAGTGGCACTACGAACACGTCCACGGTCCTATTGTGAAAGGACTTCAAATCGATCACTTGTGCCGAAACAGGAAGTGCGTTAACCTTCAACACCTTGAGGTCGTCACCCCAAGAATGAACACCAGAAGGGGCGACGCAGGCAAGCTTCGTGCGACAAGTTGTCGTCACGGACACGAGTACACATGGGAGAACACATACTGGCGTAGAAACGGAGACCGGGAGTGCCGCACCTGTAAATATTACGGTGGCAGGCTTGATCCCGCGATTAGGGGGCTAAACCAGCGTTAGCCCCAAGAAAGGGGAGACGCATGAGCAACATTGTAAAGAAGGACACAGAGTTCTGGAGAACGCTTGCACCAGAGGGCCCGTGGAGGAGGTTCCAAGTTGCCACGGAGGCCGAATGCAGAGGCATGAGCGTCAAAAGCTTTGTTGATTACTGGTCGGAAAAGCTCGGGTACAGCAAGTCCTCTGTGAACCAGTGGCTGACGGGATCAAGGTCAATACCGCTCTCAGCGCTTGAAAAGATCGGTATTGAGATCAGCCCAGAGGAGTATCAGAGAACATCATTCAGGGTCGCAATGCCCGACGCAGAGCGCCAGGCTCGTGCAAGGCAAATGGTCATTAACAGAATGTGCGGCGGCTGCGCCCTTGGGGATAGGTTCTGCAGAATTACCGATTGCCCCTTGCGACCATTTAGTCCGTTGCCGCTACACCCGAAGGCTGTTCCAATGGGTTGGGATGATGCCGAAGTGGACGTAGAATCGCCTACCCTTGCCCCGTGAGTCAGATAGCGTACTATCCTCTTTGTGAAGGGAATATACGAATCGCTGTTTAGCAAGCTTGGCGGGGATGCAACCTTGCAGACCTCGCTTAGCGGAACTGCCAGCGACAAGAAGATATACCCGATCACCGCAACAGTCCGGACTGCCTTGCCAGCGATAAAGATCTCTGTTGAGAGCGGAACGTCTGATGCAGCTTTTGGGATAAGTCGCCCGGAGGTTGAGGTGCTAGTGGTTTCGTCCACAGGCTCCCCTCAGCTGAGCGAGATCTCAAGCCGCATTGATGTTCTAATCAACACAAAGAGCTTCGCGGGATCGGGCATAAATATACATCTCGCTAAAAAGGTCGCCGAGCGAGATGAGTACGATGAGGCGACATTGGAGTATCGAAGGCGCCTTCGGTACAAACTAATAGTAGTTTGAGGAGTAAATAGCATGCTGACTCTTGGATCGGGTACCCTTTCGGTCGCCCCGTGGGTCTCTGGCGCGAACCCCGCCGCGCTTTCGACGACCTACACAACCATCTACACCATCGGCGAGGTCGGTGGCGATGTCGAGCTCAACATTGAGTTCCAGGAAGCGGAATTCCGCGGCCAGTCGAACTTCGTAATCGCCCGTGGTTACTACGGTGGCAACGTCACCGCAGCTGCACGTTCAGTCGAGCTCAACTTCGAGAACCTTGCCCGCTTCTTCACCGTTGCAAAGACCACGGTGAGCAATACGGCAGGAAACCTGACGGCAACGCACAACGTCTTCACGACGGAGTACGATGACAAGCCACAGGCCATGTATGTGAAGTTTGTGCACACCCGCACTGACGACCCTGACAAGAGGGTGGTCGTTCACCTCTTTAAGGCGTTCTCAACGGCCCTGAACTTCCCGTTCATGCGAGAAGACATTTCGACGATGGACATTGACTTCAATGCCATTGTCGACACGACCCTCACCGGAGCCGATCAGATCGTCCGCGTGGAGATCGAGAGCTAATTTAAGCTCAAGGCTTAGGCCTAACAGAACCCCCGAGACTTGTTCTCGGGGGTTTTCTGTTTTATAAATGATCTTGGCGCTAGTTGCGCTATGATATCCACACGGCGACTTGCCGTGATTGGAGTATAGGAGATAGGGAAATATGGCAAACCTAGTAGAGATTAGCTCGAAAAAGGCGCTCAACCTCAACGACCTGGCGGATCTTGAGGACAAGTACGGGGCGATTGACAAGATCGACTTTAACAAGTTCAACGTCCTTCGTTATGTGCTTTGGCTGGCAATCAAGAGAAACGAGCCAGAGATCACGGAGCGCGAGGTCGGGGATCGTTTTGACATCAGAACGATGCAGGACACGGTAACCAAGGTTCTTCGAGATAGCGGACTTCTTCCTGACGAGCCTGAGGAGGGCGAACAGGTGGGAAAAGCAGTAAATCCGGCGTAAGCTGGTCAGACATTGATTGGGGTGTAATTATGGGTTCGTACGCTGATGCGTTTGGGTATACACCAGGCGACTTCATGCGTATGACCCTTCCCCAGATTGCATCCTTCGGTAGATACATGGAGACTAGAGACAAGAAAATGAAGTCTTCTTCTACCGTGTCTAAGACTGGCCAGGGGAAAAAGATGCTAGACGCGCCGGATGAGAAGTCATCCATTGAAGCCCTTGTAATGCAGTTTGGCTCACCAGAAGCTAAGCAGAAGCTTATCAACGAACGAATAGAGTCGATGAGAAAGCGCGCAGCGGAGTCAGGTAAGTAAATGGCAGAAGACAATAATATCCAGTGGGAAGCCCTTGGAGAAGTAGACGACTCAATTACGATACTTGAGGGGCTTTTGTGGGAAAAATTTGCCCCAGGACAGGTCGCAAATGTTGGTCGAGTTGATTATAGGGTTAAGGGAACAATTGACGACGCTGACTTTACCGCGGCGGAGCTAAAAGTTCAGTCTGCGCTAAAGTCTTTTGGCGTAAAACTTGACTCTGAAGGTATGCCGGAAGACATACCAAATACTCCATCTGGGAAAAAGCGTGCACTTGAAATACTTGCAAAAGTTCTTTCAAAAGATCAGAAGCTTTTTAATGCACTACAGGCACACGGGGCAGTCAGGTCTGCCAGCGCCAAAATGGTCGCCGCACCATCGGCGGCGTCCGCAAGGGGCGCGAGATCGTCAATAGCCGATAAAGCAAGGGCCAGGATTCAGAGAAGATTTGTTGCGTCCGCCGTTAAGGCCAGAAGGCAGGGGGATTTTTCCAAGGCGTACGCTGAATATGAAAAACTAACTGGTTCTAAAACAGTAACCGATGAAAAGGGAATCATTGGACCTGCTGGAAAAACCTACCCCGCCGCAGTAAGGATTGGCGGATTTGGCGGTCCACTTGATGTCATTGTAGAGGGAATACTTTCTGAGCGCGCAGGAGAGGGAAAAAGCAGTCCCCTAAGAAATGCTTTCAGTGAGCTTGGATTTGGTAGCGGCGGAAAACGAACAGGCCTTGCCGGGCAAATTAGTCACATATACGAAAAAGACCCAGAGCTTGCAATGTCGATTCTTATGGCTGCAATCGTACCCCCTGGGTCAAAAGGCGCCATAAAAATAGACTCAAAAACTGGTAAAATTAACGTCTCTGGAGAGATATTTTCGCCAGCAGAGATTAAAAAAAGATCAAATGACTTTGCGCAGATAGCAAAAATACTTGCAACAGGAAAGATAGGCGATCAGAAGATTATTTTGGCAGGTTCGCCAACTGAAAAAATTGTTCAGGCTTTTCTTGCGTATGCTAATGCAAATCCAAAATCAATGCTTGATAGGGAAACAAGAATAAAACTTGCCCTAAAAGAGGTAAAAGCCGGGAAGTATCAAAGCGGAGATGTCTCAAGGGCAACAAAGCCCGCAAGTGATAAAGAGCTCTTTGTCGACACTACTGGGAAAAACCCAGAATTATATCGATGGAATAAGACTACAAAATCATGGGTTCCACTTGGCGCCGCACCGATACAAATCTCAAGGGTAATCAAGGGCGACCAGGTTCTTATTGACCCAAAAGCAGCAGACGAACTCAAGAAGCTTTTTTCCTCTGCGGAAAGATCAATTTCTGGATCCAAAGCGGGAAAAGAACTTGTTAAAATCCTTAAAGATCTCGGAAGAAGAGGCGGCGAGATTGACGTCCTTGCAGAGGGAAGGCTTGCCGAGGAGGGGATGCGAAGGGTCAGAAAGGCGGAGAGATTTTCTGCAAAAAGAGAAAAAGCTGCAGGCATACAAGCGATAAAAGATGCCGCCGAAATAAACCTTTCTGAAATCCTTGGTGGAATAAATCAAACAAAGTTTGGCAAGTCAATACCAAAGCGCGGGCTCACAAAAGCTTTTATTGTATCAACAATCGGTAAAATTACTTCAGCAAGAATAAGAGTTCAAGAGAGGCTACGAAAAGATCGACTTGAAGACATGGGCCGAAAGGGTCGGCTTGACGACGAGCGTGAATACGCAAGACTTCTTGCGGTAGAGCGATCCATCATCGGTGCGTATCAGGGGCTAAGATCCCTTCCGTCTTCAATAAGAAGAGAAATACCTGCGCTTTCAACGAAAGGCGGCAAGGTTGAGAGGCTGCCAAAGCTCGGTATGGGCAAAAAGAAAATAATTAATGACCCGAAAGCAATATACAGGGGAATGAGTCCTACCGAAAAGCAGGAAGAATACCGTTTAAAGAGGGAGGCAACAGAGAAGCTAATAGCTCCACATATAAAAGAGTCAAAAAGACTCGCTAAAGACCTTGCTACGATTTTTGGCGTGGCGGCTGGCAAGAAGAGTTACGAAGGGGTTTTGAGCGCTGCGGAAAAGGCTGCCCTTAGGTATTCGGAGATACAAAGTCAGGTCAAGTCTATGACAGGAGTCCCCCTTGAGGGCAGGCAACTGGCAATGCTTAAGGGAATTGTAAGAACCGATCAAGGAGGAGTTTTTACTTCGAATATAAGAGCTGGAGTAATTAACCACATCAATGTAAAAAACAGTGCCATTATAAAGCTTCTTAACGATGGAAGTCTTTTTGACGTAAACGGAAAAGTAACTGCGCAGGGTAAATTCGCCATAGACGACCTTATGGAGACGATTAAAAGATATAGACCCGTTATGCAGGTTATCGGTTATGGCGAAGCGAAAATAATAGTCGATGGCCAAGCTAAAATAATAGACGTTACGTCAAAGGGACTAGATGCGCATGAGAGGCTTGAGCGATTTGCGGACATTGTTTTCCAAAGGGGCGGTGTTATTAGCCTTGCCCAGCTTAGAGAGCTCGGCGCAACTCCATCGACTGCAGGAAACATTATTTTCAAAAACCTTCAAGGCCAGGGAAAGACATCGCAGGAAGCGCTCGAGGCAGTTGCCCAGGCTGAAGCTGCATCAAAAATGGACCCAGATAAGGTTCTTAAGCGACTGTTTGCTGTAAGCGGGGAGGACTCCGCTGGCCGAGCGGCAAAGATGGAGCTCATGGGCTTCCTTAGGAAGACCCTTGGTACAAAGGTCGATCCAGGAGCGGTCGATCAAGAAAGAATTGACTCACTTCTTTCAAGCCTTGGAATAAGCAAGGGCGGCAAACTCAACTTTAAAGCAATAGGGTCAAAGGGTCAGGGCACGCTCACGGACATATTTAAAAACGTTTTTCCTAACGAGAGTTATTCAAAGGGGATGCTTGAGAACTGGTTTGAAACTATGGCCAAGGATGGTGTCAGGCAGCTAAGGGCAACACCAGGCAGTGCTATTTCTGGTCTTGTTGCACGACCGCTTGGGCCGGAAGAGGTTAAGGCAGAAGTTGAAAGAATGCGCGAGCAGGCAAAGCTTGCGAAGGCAGAGGAGAAGGCCGCCAATGCAACGGCCAAGACGTCTAGGTCAACAAGGGCTTCTGGAAAACTTGGCACTGCTGCTGGCGTTAATGATCAGGGCGTTCCAGTAGACGAAAAGGGTAGGCCATTTCTTGTCGGGGCAAAGGGCGATAGGTTTGCTGCGCCAGGCCAGGGAAAGCCACCATCTGGAATCAGTGGGCTAGGAAAGTATCTTGTCAAGCAGGGGCTAATCTCTTCAGAGGATCAGCTTGTCATGCAGCCAAAGGCGCGAGGCAAGAAGCAGGGAATTGATGTGGCGGCAACTGCAGCAGCCGCAAAGCTCGGCGATGCTGGCACTGCGATGCTCTCAATGGTCAATGCCGCACGGGCAAGGGGAATGAGGTTTGACCCTGAGAGCCGTGCTCCGCTTGCGCAGGGTGGGGCAAGTGATCTATATGGAATGATGCATGGCGGAACAAAGTTTACGGGACCAAAGCTTACGCCATTACAGAAGAAGTCACTCATGGCCGCAACCGACGCAGCAATGCAGAGCGGCGACATAAGATCAGGAAAGAGCGGCATGACTGCCGCAGAGTGGCTTGCATCGCAAAAGGCAAGGGCAAAGGTTCCTTCGGAAAAGGTCCTTAGAAAGTCATTCCTTAAGAAGTTTGGAAGCGACGAAACGCTTAAGGCAATCGGCTCAAAGGCTGGCATTGACCTTTCTCCTGAAAGCGTCGCAAACGCCAGAAGTCAGTTTGATGCGGCAAGGGCGTCTGCAGCAGCAAGAAGGTCTCTTCTTAAGGACGTAAGAAAGCAGCAGGCGGCAAGGGCTAAGTGGCAAGAAAAGAGCGCGGCAAGATTTGCTGCTGGTAAATCACCAATTGACTTTGGCGGTCAGAGCCCTCTTCCAAATCGTGCCGCAGGAATACTTCCAACCCGCGCTCCAATTCGCGGAGCGGCCCCAGCCGCCGCAACAAAGGCAGTTGCCGAGGCAGCAGTAGGCACGGTTCAGGCTGTTGCAAGTCAGGCAGCTGGTGGAAGAATTCCAAACATTGACATGGGCTCAGTCGGCTCAATGCTGGAACACATTGGGAAGATTAAAGCCCCTAACATTGCAAACCTGCAAAAGGTTGTTGAGGCACTTGCTAAGGTTCAAGAAATACTCAACACGGCTTCTGGTATTAGAGGTGGTATCGCCGGTAAGCTTCAGGGCGGTGCCGCTAGGGCTCCTGGTGGAAGGCTCTACAACGCGACAAAGGGAACAGGTCGCCCATTCCGATTCCTTGATGCCGAGCAAGCGCAATACCAGAAGGCAGCCTCTGAGTACGATGCTGCACGGAAGAAAGCCCTCGCAACAAGCGTTGATCAGATAAAGTCCGGCGCGCTGCTTGGAAGGACGCTTCCAGGAGTTGTGAAGGGCGGACAAAAGACAACTGTTGGCTCCGAGCTTGACAGGATGCAGTCTGAAATATTCAAGGGTCTTGAGTCAAGGGCCCTATCAAGGGCTCAAAGGTCCGTTCGTGCCGGGAGACCCGCAACTGGGTACGCGACTGACGCGCAGGGCGGCCTATCGCTTGGGCCAGAAATGGCACTCAGGATGCAGGAGAGGGCACGAGCGGCTGCTGTTTCCCGAATGGCACAGCAATACCCGAAGCAGCTCGCGTCAATGCAGACAGAGATTATTCGCGAGGCAAGAACTGCCTTTAGAACGGCTACGGCCCCAGCAAGATCTGCGGCAGCCCAGAGGGCAGTTGTCTACGACAGGAGCGGCGGAGGCGCACGTCCGCCAGGATACGCATCAAGGCCTGGTGGGTTTGGCGGCGGTGGCGGTGGATTCGGACGCCCACCAATGGGGCCTGCGGGTTTTGGTCGCGGCGGCATGGGCGGGGGATTTGGTGGCACGATACCGGGCCCGCAAATAGGTACTGACGGAGTTCAGAAATTTGCAAACGACGCGATGGGCATACTCGGAAATCTTCAGCAGCAAATTAAGTTCGGATTCTCTCAGGAAATAACAAGAGAAATATCACAAGCCCTTGGCGGAGTGCTTGCACACTTCAAGGACGGAATAATAAAATTCAACCAAACCCTTGAAACGTCAACCGTTGCCTTCCAGACGCTTTTTGAGAACCAGCAAAAACTCAAGGGAGAAGACATTGACGTAGGTAAGGCAACTAAAGACTCTGAGTTCATGGTTTCATCGATTCAAAGCTTTGCTAACCTTACTCCATTCAGATTCCCTGAGCTTGTAGAAGCGGCAAGAAAAATGCAGGCGTTCGGATTTGAAACCAAAGAAATTCTTCCGAACCTTCAGGCAATTGGAGACGCGGTAGCCGCCCTCGGAGGAGAAGACGATAAGATCAGAAGGATTACATACGCACTTGGCCAGATGCGATCAGCGGGGCGCGTGTACCAAAACGACATGATGCAGCTGGCGAACGCAGGTATTGCAGGTTACGACATTCTTTCGCGAGCACTCCTTCAGGACTTCGTCAAGACCGGGGATATTGTTCTTGAGTATAACGGAAAGACAATTGACAGGGCATACGTTCAGACAACGGAAGGGCAGGCCGACCTCGTTACGGCTACCGTTAAGGCAACAGATGACGCTACAAGAGGGCAGGTCAAGCTTGCAAGCTCAAGCAGCGCAGAAATTGCAGAAATATTCAAGAGAATCTCCCTGGACCCAATTGAGGCAATCCGAGACCTGACATCTAGCGGAAAAATCGGAGAGGGCGCCGCAGAGGCAATTATCGACGGACTCTCCCAATCGTATGGCGGCGGCATGAAGAAGCTTGCCAAGACGTTTGAGGGAGGAATGTCAACCCTTGCAGACGTAAGCCAGTACTTTGTTGCACAGGTAAGTAGGCCGCTCTTCGAGCTAACGAGAGATGTTGTTATTGATCTTGGGCTCTTCTTCCAGTCAAGAATGGCGCAAAGAGCAGTAACTAAATTTGCTGGCGCATTTGCCTTGATGATACCCCCAGTGGAAAAAACGTTTAGAGACGTTGTGGATATTTCTTCTAACGGCGTTTCTGGAATTATTGGAGTTATTGGATCTCTTGGTGGCCGTCTTGACGCGGGTGGGGGCATGTCATTCCTGGATCGATTTGGTGACGGAATAGCGATCGTCGCGGACATCATGAGAACCGATCTTGCAAAGGCAATATTCGGAACAATACTAGTGGTCAAGGCGCTTTCTCTTGCCGTAGGCCTAAACCCAATGGCCGCGCTTATAGGTGGAATTATTGTTGGAATTTCTGCAATAAAGCAATTTACCGATGCAACTGGTGATAGCGAAATATCCAGAACATTTGGATCGATGATCCTCGCGTTTGACTCAATGAAGAGAACCTTTGCCCCGATGCTGGAGAGGATAGCAGCCACGCTTTCGTCAGCATTTGGCGCAACGTTTATAGCAATGATTCGGGTGGCCGTACCTGTCCTGCAAAAAGTTTTGAATATTATGAACGCAATTCTTCAGGTGTTTACTTCTCTACCACTAATGAGCGAGGCGCTTGGACTTGCCGCAACCTATGCATTGCTCAGAAGAATGATTCTTCCTCTAAACAAAATGATACTTGGCTCGCCCTCTACAATTGATCCAAGAACGGGAATGGCAGTTCCCGGAGGTCTTGGAATCGGTGGGACAATTGATCAGGGATTAAGGAACACTTCCAGCAATCTATATGCTGCCGCTGGGGGCGGTAGGGGCGGTGTCGTTGCAAGGGCACTTGGTTTTGGCCCAACGGCGTTTGAGGCCAACCCAATGACTCTCGCAAGAAATAGATTTGCCGCAATGGAGGCAAGAGGGTTTTTCCCAGCTGGTGGGGCAGCAAGAGCGTCTGCTGCGCACAGGGGAGTTCTTGCAGATGCCGTCCAAAGAAGGGGGCTACAGGGCGCAAGGGATGTCTTGGGAAACACTACGAATACGCGCGGCGGGTCAGTTGCGCTGCGGGCCGGACTTAAGGCGGGTAATTTTGGCGCAACAGGAGACGACATACTCACAAGAAGGATGATCAGTCTAAAAGAGTCAATCAGTCAGCTTTTCGGCACCGCGCTGCAGTCCTTCACGGGAAGAATAAGCGAATACTACAAGAGGTTTAGATTTGGTGGCAAGGCAAGCACCCTCATGCCCAAGCAGCTGCTTCTTGGGCCTGGAAATCTCCAGCTTCCCGCTGGTCCGATAAATGCGCAGACGCTTCTTCCTAGACCGAATATAGCCGGTCTTCTTCCGGCATCCGCAGAAAGCCTAGGGCTTAGATTGCCGGACACGAGCCCAATTAGGCCAATTGCAAAGATGACTCTTGTCGAAAGAATGTTTAAGGCTTCGGAAAGATATGCGGAGGCAGTAATCCGCGCCCACAGACCGCTGATTGCCCTTGCAAATCGAATCGAGTCAATTCCCGGCGTTCTTCGATCAATGGCGGACTCGATATACCACGGAATCGGAAGAGGCATAATAAAAACAACTCGCGCAATTGTATACGGCCCTGGAAACCTTGCGGAGTCAATGGTTAATTCAATGAGAAGGCTTGGAAGCAGGGTATTCCACGCCATGGGCCGTGCGACAATCTCTGCGACGAAGGCAATCGTCTATGGGCCGGGAAACGTGGGGGTTGCCGTTATCGACTCCATGCAGAAGCTTGGCGCAAGAGTTCTTGATTCTGTTGCTACCAGGGCAATTCCAGGGGTTGGAAATTTTGCTGAGCGCGGCGCCGGTCCGCTTACAAAGCGAATGGTGGATCTAAATTACTTTACCAAGAAGGCACAGGGGGCGGCCTCGCTGCCAGGAAGGGCTCTTGACTTTGCGGCAAATAGGCTCACTGTTCAAAGCCCGCTGATCTCAAGCGGCCTTGGACCCGTTAGCATGTTTGGAAGATTCCAAACTGCGGTTGGTCAGTTTGCCGGTGCGGTAAAGATTTTTGCAGCGGGAGCAAAAACCGCAATCGTCGCCGGTGGGTCTTCGGTACTAAAAAATATATCTTCCATAGGAATTCCCGCGCTTCTTCTTGCCGGGCTGACGAAAGGCAAAGCTGGGCTCTCAACAATAAAAAACCTTGCAACTGGTGGTGCTGCGATAAGCGCAGCGGCGGCAAAGAAAGTTGCGATTGCCGGAGGTCAGGGGGCTATTTCTCTTGGCAAAAAGGCACTTGGGCCGACCGGTTTATTTGCGGGCCTATTCACTGCCGCGGACGCCATCGGAAGGATTTCCTCAGGGGAAGACGCGGCAAGGGTTGGAGTCGAGAGCACGTTTGACCTTGGCGGAATGCTTATCGGTGGCAGCATTGCAGCCGCGGGGGCAACCGCGGTTGGACTTGGTGGCGGAATCCCGTTGGCGATCGCCGGGATTGTTGGCTCAATGCTTGGAATGGACCTTATCGGAGGAATAGGGAATACCGTTGCCGACTCTCTTGGGCTCCGCGACGTTGCAGGTGAACAGGCAGGAGCAGCAGCAGTAGATCCAGTTGATGTTGAAAAATCTAATGCAATTAGAGCAGCCTTCGCCGACACAAAGCTTACCGTTCAGGAAATAAACGGACTCCTTGACACCTTTGACGTACGATCAGACGACATTGTTGCCAACATGCTTACCGGTGACACGCTTCCTACTACCGACGAGCTGCTCGGCGGTGTTTCATCAAGGCTTTCCCTTACTGAGGAACAGACATCATCACTGCAATCAGTGCTAGCCATGGTTTCTGAAGAGATGACTCGTCAGAATCAAAGAGTTGCTAAGGGTGCCGGAGATTGGGAGGCGTATAAGAATGCAGGAAAGTCCGCGATTACTGAGCTTGCAATAAGGCTCGCCTCGATGGGCGATATTACAAGCACAGATCAGCTATTCCAGACTATTGAGATGCTTGCAAAAGAGCTTGGAATTAAGCTTACTAATGACGCGTACGGATTGTTCAACGGGACAGGCGCTGCTGCAGAAGACGCTCAAAAGAAGGTCAGTAAGCTGCAGGAGGCCGTGGACAAGCTTAGGGCATCTGTTTCAAAGTGGAGCTCAAGGCTTTCAACTAGGATCATGATGCTCTTTGACAAGAGAATGCAGGACAACCTCGAAAAGGCAAAGGAGAACCTCGACGCCACATTTGAAGTAATTTACGACGGCACAACAACAAACGTCAAGGCATTGAGGGACGAGATAGAGGCCCAAGAAAAGAAGAACAAGCTTCTCGCCATCGAAAAGAGGATTAGAGAGGCAACAAGAAACGTTGAAATGGCTCGCCTTTCCCAGTACGACGCAAGCGTCGACCCTCTTGAGGCCGCGGCGAGGATGCGAGAGGCAGAGGAAGCAAAAACAGAAGCGCTGAAAGAGGCTGCGCTTGAGCGGAAGAAAATTGCGCTTGAGGAGGCCCTTACGTCAACACCATACCTTGACGCAGTTGATGATCTGGAGGAGCAATTTGAGGCTGTGAAGCTAAAGTTCCAGGAGGGGATGGAGGACATTCTTGCCCAACTTGAAAAGGGAAAGATTACCGGAGACGAGGCAATTGCAAAGATACAGGCACTATATGGCGAAAGCTTTGCACTTGTTGGGGACCTTGATGCCGACCTCATTGTTGACGCCGCAGACTTTGGCGACAACTTCATGGGGACATGGAACGTAATCATCGACAAGCTCAAGACAGTTGTTGACAAATTTATTAAGCAGCTTAAGAGGCTCAGAAGGGCCGTCAAGTCACTTAACGATCCAGGGACTGAGCCGGAACCTACGGAGCCTGATATTCCATTTCAAGCGCCTAACAGCGACTCTTCCCTTGGCGGAAGAGCGTACGACAACTGGAGGGGCCACGGAGTTCAGATCACAGACCAGATCAAGGGCGAAGCTGCCAATATGGACGCCGCAAGCGATGCACTGATAAAGCAGGCAGTAAAAACTAGGTACATCGCAATGCGGAAAGAGCTTGGAAGAATGTTGTCCCTTGGCGCTCCTGCTGGTGCGAACCCGTATAACTGGGGTGTAATAATGTCCAACGCGCTTAGCCAGTTCTCCTTTAACCCATTGGGTAAAATGGGACAGGCGTACAATATGGCGTCAAACATGAGCACTAAGTCAAAAGACGTAGAAGCATTTTTCAAGGTAGCACACATAGCATTGGTAAAGGGACTTGGTTCATATGCGGGAAACATACCAAAGATGGCAAGCGGCGGGACAATCATGGGTCCTGGAATGTTCTCGGTCGGAGAGGCGGGAAGAGAAACCCTGCAGGTTGTTCCTGGCGGCGTCGCACGCGTATTCCCAAGAAGAATACGACCTATCAGCGGGATCGGTGCTGCGGGTGGCGGTGGCGGTGGAATCAACGCAAGTGTTATAATCAACAACCCAACAGTAAGAAACGATCAGGACATCAGGAAGCTTGCCGAGGAAGTCACGAGGGCGCAGCGATCGCTGCTCAGGTCTTCAGGGGTGGGAAGGATTTAAATGGCAACGGTAAGGATATTTGCAAGGCTGAAGTACGAGGGGCAAGCCGCCGCCTTCTATGACATCAGCTCCCGCGTGGACTACGAGAATTTGACGTGGGAGAGCAACAGCGAGGGCACGAGCGCAAACTCCTCAATAAAGCTTTGGACCATTCTACCGAGCTCTTCAAGCCTAGTCTATGACTACACGGGAGCAACGTTTGCGGACAAGGTCAATGCCGCAATAGCAGACGAGTCCTTTATCATTGAGATCCCCAACAAGACCGAGGTCATCATATTTGACACTTCTACCAGCCCAGACACGGTTTTATTCTCAGGCGTTGTCACAAGGGTGTCCACGGCAAGGCAGGGTGGTTCGGTAACTCAGGATATCGAGTGCGCTGACAACACCGTAATGCTGGAAGAGCACATCATTGCCGACTATTACGCGCCGCGAGACTCCAGGGATATTGATCTTATTTCTGGCAGCACAAACACCACATACACTCTTATTGGTCAATTTCCGCAGATTGTTGGCCAGGTTGACGGACTCTCCGCAACGTCGCAGTCCACTGGCGGTAGCCTTTCCGATGGAACATACGAGATAAGGATTCAGGCAGAGTCAAGCACAATCCCAGGAAGGGACGGAAACACGCCGCAACTTGGACCAGTAACAAAGCCGTACACGATCACGCTCTCCGCGGGGACAGCCACGCAAAACATAAAGGTGAAATGGAAGAGCGCGTCGAAAGCAAGCGGGCATAATGTTTACATAATTAAAACAGCGGGCTCTGGATCAGAAACGACAAGTTATCTTGCAAGGTCATCAAAGTCCCTCCTTTCGCAGATAAAGATAACTTCCGCATCTAGGAGCTCAAATGCAGTAACAATCCAGACGGAAAACCCGCACGGCCTTTCTGCTGGCGACCCAATTGTAGTGACAATTCCGCAAACTCCTGGATTTTCTGTTTCAACAGAAGACGCAGTTGTCATAGAGTCTGTCCCGTCCTCAAACAAAATCACCTACAAGAACACTGGCGATAACGGGTCGGCATCGACAACCAACGCATTCCTGACATCTGGAGGGGTTGCGTATATCAAGAGCTACTCCTCAACCGGATCACCATGGGAGTTGTTTTACGGGTCACCAAGGGGATATGCGGACGGCGAGATGTTTAAGCTTGACGCCTTGACGTCAACCACCGCCAGCACTGAAACGCTTGTAGGGAACTGGTTTGACGAAGGATACTACAGAGTTGGCACTGGCGAGGACGGGATCAGGGGCCTGCTGTACCCAGTATCGCTTTTTGGTGGACTTTTTGACAAGACATGGCTTACCCAAATAGACCTTGACGTTTCATCGGAAATTGAGCCAGTAGATACCCAGTACAGATTTAGCCCATACCTCCCAGAAAGCGACACCGCAAACGCAGAGCAGTTTGGCGGAAGAACGCTAAGAAACGCACTGGACTATATATCTGAGAAGACTGGAGCGGAATACTGGATAGACAGGGGTCAACTAGACGGGGCTGGCGCCTACTCCTGCAAGCTCCACTACAGGGCGAAGACCCCAAAGGAGTTGGTTGTCAATGGTCTTTATGATGGAAACCTTGATGGCTGGACATCTAGTTCAGGATTTACCCTTCAATCCTCATCGAGCGGACCGTACGGCGCAGGTTACAGCGTTATGTCTAGTACGGCCAGCACAGCAATCGAGACAAGCGCAGCCAGCAGGGTAACGACCTCCCCTGGGCTTAAGTACTTCATTTCTGTTCGTGGGCATGTTGGCGCGCATCAAGGCAGGTGGGGTGCGCATGTTGATTGGTACAACACTGCGGGAGGGGTCATCAGCTCAACCAGCATTGGAAGCCTCACTGGTGAGTCGGTCTATGCCTGGGAAAGAATATGGAAAATAGTTGAGGCCCCGGCAAACGCCGTAAACTTTGGACTCCGGGGGTCCTGCACGGATCAGCAGAGCGGAAGCGCATCCTTCACCGACTGGAGCGCAACCCAGATAACCGGTTTAATGGGATATGGGGATTTTGAGGACTCTGTTTCATACTCCGTACCAATTTACGAGATGGAAGTTCCAACGAGCCCTGTAGAGTCTGGTGCATCGGTAAACAGGCTTCATCTTTATGCTGTATTCAGGACCAAGGACGAAAACGGCAACAAGGTAGCTCTCACCGACCAGAGCGGGAATCCCGTTCAGTATGTCGACTACGATTTCGTTCCAGGCATATGGGCCACTAATGGAAAGATAGTAGAGGCGGCAATTACTGACGAGCGAGTGGAGACACTCGAGGATGCGGAGCTTTCTGCGGAAGGATTCTGGAAGGAGAACGGCCTCCCGATAGAGTCCTACACATTCGAAATGCGACCGTCAAGCGCCAACGGGACAGCGTATCCAGTTCCTGAGGTCGGCGACGTTATCCCGTTCCTCTGGACGCTTCTCGGGGTTGCGAAGCCGCTGATCGTTAAGGCGGTCCAGGCAAGAATGATGGGAATGGACGTTGTTTATACAATTACTGTTGGTGGTGACATCAGGCTGCAAAGAAGTGCGTTTATCAGGCTAAGCGAAAAGATCAAGGAGCTTGACCAGGTAAACCCAATTCCGCCAAGGCCCGAGACTCCGTCTAGTATTTCCGTTTCCGCAAATGACAAATCGGTATCCCTCGCCTGGACATTCGACCAAGACGTTGAGGTCAACAAAAACCTTGCGTCTTTCGAGGTCCAGAGGCAGGACGCAATATACAAGGACATCTCAAGTGTATCCAGGTCCGGAAGCACAGTAACAGTCAACACCTCTGACTCCCATGGTCTTGTTGCAAACGATGTTGTAAGGATAGAAATTGAAACCATAGACGAAACCTTACTTACGTTAAACGGTCAGTGGCTTGTTAGCCAGACATACACAAACAGCTTTGAGTATGTTTGCCTTGAGAGCGGCACAGTAGAGGAATCCGAAGTAGACGGACTTGCCTATTACGCCTTCAACGACTTTAGAACAATTCAAAATACAAATGCCACATATGTGAACGACTCTGGATTGATACCTGCTCTTGGGTATAGGTACAGGGTTCGCGCCATATCAACCAACGGAACTTTTAGCGGATACTCGGAAGCAACCGCGCCAATTTCTCCTAATACAGTATCACCCGAGCTTCAGGACGGTTCTGTTTCAATAGAAAAACTTGAGTCAAGCCTTAGACCGTTGCAAATCATTAGCGGCCTCAATCTGCCAGATATAGAAAATATTGCATCCCTAAGATCTATTTACCCTGAGGGAATGATTGTTTACCACCTCGGCGGGACACCACCAGGACTGAGGAAGGTCGCTGTCGGGGGCACTTCATGGGAAAACGCAATTAATACCGCAGACATTGTTCTTAATTCAATTACCAGCGGATTGATATCCTCTGCGGGAATTGACGCTGGTGTCATAAAGTCTGGAAAGATAACTATCGACTCAAGGTGGGGCGCAACCCTCGGTACAACAACCGCTGTCTACAAGCATAAGTCCGGTACTGCCGCAACATTGTGGACCGGAACTACGGCCGGGGTTGCGGCAGGGAACCTGGCAATCATTGCTGGGGTCGGCGCAGGCTTCGACGGATCAAGGACCATTTCAGCGATAGATGTCCCCACGTCCAGGAAGGTGAAAAACGGCACCACGGGCGCTCTAAGTCTTGAAAACAAGCACGGGATCTCGCCTGGAGATCTCCTTACGATAGCAGGCGTAGACGCGTCAATGAATCTTACTGGTGTTCCTGTTTCACATACAGACGAGTGGATTACCCATAAAACAAAGTGGGGAAGCCTCTCCTCCCTTAGATCGCTTCAGTGGCACCCGTTCGCATCAGGAGACCTAGTTACGGTACTAAATTCGGACGTTGATGCAAATGTTACAGACGTAGCAATCTCAAGCATTAGCAGCGCGATATCGCTAAAGGCACAAGGAGTTCCTGCTGCGGGCGGAACAGATCTTTCCCCGACGGCGGGAACGGATACATACGGAACCCTTGTATCGACAGCGCCCCACTCGATTCTTCCAGGGGATATTGTAAATGTCTCAAACACATCGACCATGGATGGATCGTCTCGGGTTGCTTACGATTACGGCTCTGAGATTGAGTCTTTTGCAAGGGTTGGCAATGTCGCAACGGTAAGAACAAAGAGATATCACGGTATTTCCGCAGCGGAATCGATAAAGGTTTCCGGTCTCGGGGTGGCATTAAATTCTGGAACAACGGCAACAAGAACCAACCTTGAGGTTATAAGGACTCAGTCATATACGGTCTCAACAGCAACACCAGCAGCACCGAGCGTTCAGGCGGCAAACATATCGGCAAACACGTCAGGCTCGGTAATGACAGTATCGATGCCTCAGGCATCATTGGCCATAGGTGACCTGGTAGCGGTTACTGTTGGTTCGGATACGGCAACAAGCATAACCAATGGAGTAGCATTTGTAGGATCTGTTTCAACAAATTTTGCTGGCTCTACTACCGGAACGGCCAGCCTTCCCGTGACAGCCAAGGGCGACGTAGTTCTTGTATACGCAGCGTCAGACGGCTCCCTGCCGTCAACGTCTTCTGCTGGGTGGACTGAGCTTCAATCAATGACGAATGGTAGCCACTATGCGAAGTTGTGGGCAAAAACTATGGGCGACACTCCAGACACGTCACTTGCTGTTACCGGTATCTCCACAGCAAGCGCTTCAATCGCTCGGGCATACAGAAACTGCACAGTTCAAACAAGTGCTCAGCAGCTTGCGTCAACTGGCATGCCGGACTCTCCTTCGGTTTCGGTTTCCATTGAAAATTCAGCGGTTGTTGCGTTTGGAAGCCTTGATGACGATGGAATCTCTTCATCCGCCCCCACTGGCTTTGCAAACTATTTAGGAATCCAGTCAAGTTTGCCGGGAACCACCGTGGTCAATGTATACTCTGCAGACAGCCTGGTAAACCCTGTGGGCGCCTTGAATCCAGCCATTTGGCCGGGAACGGGCACCGACGACAACGCCGCCGCTACTGTACTTTTGGCGCCACTATCTAGCTGGCAGCGTATTGCAACTCTTCCAACAGATCCCGGGGCAGCAATTTTTGTTTACCCAGTAGCATCGCTTCCAGTTCCAGACCTTGTGGTTTCAGGGTTTACCGCTCTGGCAACTGCTGCAGTTGGAATGATATTTAGACCGGCATCGGGGAGGACGATAGCCTACACGACCCCAGCAACAACTGACTCATTGACGACAAACGGAGACCCTAATCCCCCTGCGACAACAACACCGATAGCAAATTCCATGGTGGTTGCAGCCATCGCGCAGGATGATACCCCTCAGACATACACCGCTCCAGCTGGATACTCAAATCTTAGGCAGGCCTCATCTGGTACTGGGACCTCAAGCGTCAGCGTTGCAATGGCGACCAAGATTGTTGTTGGGTCTGGAGTTTCCGAGGACCCAGGGGTATTTGACGGTGTGACGAACGAAACATACGGAGCGTTTACGTTTGCCGTATACGACAACAGCACTGAGAAGAGATATGGGATAATTTCCACCGCCCAGCCGAACGGATTTATCCCCGGCGACTTCGTGGAAATTGCAGCAACCAGCGCCACCTACAACGGTTCAAGAAAGGTATTGTCAAACCAGGTTTCAGTAACATCGTACTCGGTAACCAGTAACGTTGTCACCTGCGTGACCGACAAGCCGCACGGATTTATTAACGACGACACCGTTTCAGTTTCCGGGCTTGGCGCACCATATGACGGCTTTTTCCTTGCAACATCTATTGCTACGACAGGAAATCCACTTACATTCAGCTACTCCCTGACAACCGCAAATGTTGCGAGCAAACCCTCCTCGGGCACGGCGACAAACGGAAAAATGTTTACCGTTGCACTAGCTTCTGGGGCAAATACTTCGATCGTCACGACTACGGGAACCGCGACAAATAGATCAACTGTTACCTATGGTATGACAGTTTCAGGTGGAACCGCAGGATCTCCTGTCACGCTTGTTCCAATTGGCACCATAGTTTCTGGTGCCAAAATAGACAATGGGAAGACTATTGTAATATCTGGATTGACTGCAGCGAATCAGGCTCTTGCCTCTGCTGGCGCTGGCGCTGATGCAAACAACTACAGGACAATCAACTACACGCATCCGTCGTCTACCTCAACTCCATACTCGCTCGTTCAGCTCACAAGCTCGACCAACGCAGATGGCTATGGAAACGCAACTACGGGCAAGACAATCAGGATTGCAGGCATTTCATCTGGGGATATTTCACCCCAAAGTGACACAAACGGTACGGTGGCAAACGGGAAGGTCATAAGATTTACTGGCGGAAGCGGAAATGTGGCATTTGCGCAGGTTACGCCTGCCGGATCAATCGAGACGAAGTCAGACACTAATGCCATACAGTCACCGAACTTTACCGTTGACTTTAATGGAAATGTTACTGCTTCAAGCATAGATATCACGGGTGGCGCATTTACCGGCGGTTCAATAGATCTTGGAAACGGAACGTTTACTGTTGACAACAGTGGTTCCGTTTCAGCAAGCGACATATCTATTACTGATGGGTTCATAAACCTTGGCGGAGAGTTTGTTGCCTATACCACCGGAGAGGTTCAGGCCACAAACATGAACATTACCGGTGGCGGGATAAACATCGGGAGCGGAAAATTTGTCGTCAACGGATCGGGTGAAATGACCGCAGTTGGGCCAATTCTTGATAATCTGGTAATTAACCCGGACGGAGAGCCAGCGCTTCTAGTTTCAGCAAACGCTGCCGAGGGGGACTTTGCGGTTCCTACCAACAATAGGATCGACCTTGGGCATTGGGCTGCGGGTAGTCCGGGGACGTTTACGCCAAGATTGAGAGTTAACAGCTCGGGAAACACGCAGGCAAGCGGGTCAATTACTGGAGGTCAAACACTAACCGCTTCGGATATTAACTACAAGCACAGCATAGAGGAGTACTCGATAGACCCTTCGTCAATCGATAAGATAAATTTGTATTCTTTTGAATGGAACAATCAGAAGATCAAGGATGATGGTTACATTGGCGGGGGCGATGGCAGGGTTATTGGTGTTATCGCCCAGGAGATTGAAGAGCATCTACCAGTTGCGTTTTCTCCGGCAGACAGTGATTCAATGGCCACCGTAAGCACTCAGCACCTTATCTACGCACTGATCGAGACATCAAAAGACCTTAGGGCTAGGCTTGAGCGTGCAGAAAAGAAAATAGCAGAACTAGAAGGCTAGAAACAGCTTGCTGTGAACTGTATACTAACATTGCTCCAGACGGGGCTATAGTTAGGGGGTTTCATGAAGTTCAAGGTAAAGTCTCAGCTTGACCACGAGGAAAAGGGCGGAATTCTTGACGACTGCGGGCCATCAAGTGTAGCCGCCGCTGTTTCCTGGGTTTTTCAGTACGAAGCGGGCAAGGATTTCTCTGCAGCGCAGGGCATCGCCGCCAAGGAAAAGGCAACCGGGCACAAGGATAAGCAAGGGGTCTCAGACAACGGATCTTCCCTTGGAGACCTCATGAAGGCCGCCAGGGTGCTTGGTGCTAATGCCCGCTTTGCAAAGGACTGGTCTGATGTTGTGAAGAGCTGCGAGAATGGCGCCGCTCTGATTGTTTGGGTTCAGCAGCCAATCGGATATCCCAAGGAGTTAGAGGTTAGCGCCTGGCACGCAGGCTGGGCATCTTACTGGTCCAAGAAGGACAAGACGCACATCACTCAGGGATATGGTCACATGACCGCCGCCGCATGGGATGCGGTTGAGGGGTGGCAGTGGGCCTGTCCAACGCGATCAGGCAAGGGCAAGGAGCAGTTCGGCGTCAAGGTTACAGAGGCCCAGCTGAAGGCAATTGCCGACTCAAAGCGTGCCTCCGGCGAGCACAATGCCCCTCCGTTCCAGCACGTCATCATCATAGAGAAGAAGTAGAGAGGATTTTGAATAATGATTAAGAACGCAGTTCTTTGGCTTGTGAACAACACTGGTATTGACGAGATGCTTTTGGAGGCCGCAAGAGCCTTCCTTGCCGTCTCAATCGCGGTTGCCCTTGGGTTGGGCGTGCCGCTTCTTGATATCTCTGACGGGGACTTCCGAATGGTTATGTCGGCCGGTCTTGCTGCGTGCCTCCAGGTAATCGTGCGAGCCCTCAACCCGGAGGACGCAAAGTTTGGCGTCGGCAAGGCAAAGGCCTTTAAGGCGGAGCAGAATTCCACCTCCCACATCTCAGGGTCGGCGATCGACACCGATGGTGACGGGATCGCGGACGAGCTTGCTGGTAGCCTGGCGAACGAAGCGTATGAAGACGACGCATCACAGAAGTAATCTGCTATACTCAGAAAACGGTCAATTGACCGAGTTTTTGAGAAGGGGTATAAAGAATGTCAGGAAAGAAGATCGCAAAGAAGCCAGTAGCAAAGAAGCCTGCTGCGAAGCCGAAGCCTGCTGCAAAGCCTGCCAAGAAGGCTCCCGCGAAAAAGAATGCGGTAGCTAAGGGCGGCGGGATTCTAGGCAAGATTTTCGGTAAGTAATACGAGGGGGCCCGAGACCCCTCCCACAAGAGGCCCTGGTGTCGCCCCACCAGGGCCTCTTTATTTCCACCAACACATCCGTGTATGTATGTGGACAACTATTCGCGTAGGTGTTATGCTTACACTGCAGGGAACGTCCTGCCGAATAGACAAGGAGAAGATATGTCCGTAGACGAGATCTTGGACGAAATGAGGAGCAGCTTCGTTAAGAAGGGGCCTCAGTGCAGCGTTGGGCTGATCTTCACGTCGCTCGGTGGCGATGAACGGGAGGCTTTGGAAAAGGCGCTGTTGGACTCAACCATTGAGCTTGTTGCCGTCTCTAGATGGCTGCTCAAGAACGGGCATGACGCCAAGCCGCATACGCTTGGGCGCCATCGCCGAAAGGAATGTCGGTGCGATCAATGGCTAACCCGCTAGACGACATAAAGGCGGTTCAGAGCGAACTGCAGGCTGAAAGAAAGCCAAAGCGTCAACACGCAGAGGGCTGGGAGCCAGGGGTGTCGTGGAATGGCAACGAGGGAACAGTCACGACAAATGGCATGCCCGCAGAGAATGCACCAGACTGGGACACCGTTCTTCGCGTGTGGGGCCTAGACCCTGCAGGCTTTGAGGTTGTAGAGCCGGTCCTCTTTAACGTCTGGGGTGACACTCTTGGGGTGTTAAACCGCCAGTGGAAGGGCAAGGTTGTCCGCAAGACTGCCGAGATGGGCGCTGATGTTCAGGACATTATTGAAGAGATAAGGAAGCACAAGTTTGCCCGTCCAGTCGTCTCGGAGAATGGCTCCGCTCTTGTGGTTGCCATATCCGACCTCCAGCTTGGCAAGGGGGAGAACGGCGGAAGCCTAAAGATCGCAGGGAGATTCCTTGCCGGGATCAACGAGGTAGAGGCGAGATGGAAGGAGCTGAGGAAGCTTGGCGCACCTCTATCGAAACTCATCGTTGTTGGCCTCGGGGACATTATTGAAAACTGTGACGGCCACTACGACATGCAGGCATTCCAGGCGGACCTAGACCGAAGGGAGCAGGTAACTGTTGCAAGGCGCCTTATTACTAAGGCGCTGACCCAGTGGTCAAAGTTTGCCCCAGAGGTCCTTGTTGCCTGCGTTCCTGGCAACCACGGGGAAAACAGGAAGAACGGCAAGGCGTTCACGACGTTCGGCGACAACGATGACGTGGCAGTATTTGAGCAGGTCGCCGAGATACTTGCAGCAAACCCAGAGGCATATGGGCACGTAAAGTTCATTATCCCAAAGAACGATCTCACCGTCACGCTGGACGTGTACGGGACGATCATTGCCCTCGCCCACGGCCATCAGGCGCGTAGGGGCGGCGGAAACGCGACTGGGAAGATTGAGAACTGGTGGGCACGACAGGCGCTTGGGATGCAGCCGATATCGGACGCAACCCTGCTCCTTACGGGGCACTACCATCATCTCGCCCTTGCAACGCACGGAGCGAGAACGCACATACAGGCGCCAAGCCTTGATGGCGGATCTCAGTGGTACAAGGAAGTTGCTGGCGTTGACGCGCCCACTGGAATGCTGACGCTAGTCGTTGGCAATTTTGGGTGGGATGACCTAAAAGTTCTTAGGTGCAGGATCGATTAACGCTCAAGCCTCTCTGCCCTAAGAAGCAGGTGATGACGAATGGCCTCGAAGTCCAGTCCAATGACTCGGAACTCGAGGCCATTTGTTTCCAGCCTGTCGTTGACTTTTGGCTTTTCTCTTCCCTCAAGATAGGGAGTCCAAAACCTATACACCTGTCGCGAGGTCGGTCCGGTTGCGGTTGCGTTATCTCGGCTGCCATCCTCACGGAGCGACTGGTAGTGGCAGTTCTTGACCCATATGATCTCGTCAGTGGTAATCGGCGTACCGTCTGCCGCCTGGCTGGCAGTCCCCTTCCTCTTCAGCGTGACCCGAGCCATGGCTCCTGGGATCATCTGAGGGATACCGAGATGTATTGGTCAAGGATTGCGGCTGCAGTTGGCGGTATTGCCAAGGCCGAGTAGCGACCGCCGACCACCTGGGGCAGTCTCTCCATGGTCGTGTCGCCCACGGTAAGCTTGGTAAGAAGCCCCATGCCGGTCTGATAGAGGGAATCTCTAGCGGCAAGGTCAATTGCAATCATTGCTGTCGCGTCCTTTATCTCGTGAGGAGGCTTCTTGTATCCGTGCTTGTAGGTAATTCTCGCAACTGGTTGGATTAGGCCGAGGGCAACAATTGCGGGGAAAAGAGAATAGGTCACGTTTGCAAGACTGGTGACCTCAATGTAGTTCTGCGATGTGTTGATAAATAGGTCGCTTAGGTTAAACGTGGCCTTCTGCTGATTGCTTACAAAAACCTCAACCGAGTCGATGCTGATGATTGGGTTGTTGTATGGGTATACCCTTCTTGAGTTCTGGTTCCAGCTGTGTTGCTCCGTGGACTCCTTGTATTGAAATGTTATTCCGCAGTAGCTGTCAACCATCGAGGAGGCGACGGCTATCAGGCGCTCAAGGCGATTGTCAGTCGACTCGCTTCCGTCAGGAAGGGATATAGCCCCAAGCTCATAATCCCTGAACTCTGAGACGGTTAGATACCCAAGCTCTTTGCCCTGGAAGGCTGTGGACCATGCGCTGCTCGCCGATGAGCTAAATAGGCGATATGCATACCAGTACCCAACGGGGGCGGAGGTGTCGTTGTAGTGGTATATGCCGACGTAGGGGTCAATTGCAGCCGTGCTTCCGAGATTTGAAAAGGTTCCAGTTTGAGCGTTTGCGTCTGCCTCGTTTGCTGCCCTGCCAATCTGAATATGGGTGTAGGAGGCTGCCGAAGAGGCTGGGTCGCTGAGGTTGACGGTGACTTTTATCATGTTCACATCCTAAAGCAATGGGGCCCGCAAATCACCTAAATTAGGTCCTGCGAGCCCCATTACAGCTACTGAGTTTGATTACTCGGACTTGCCGAAGACCTTCTCCAGTTCAGCCTTTTGCGCTGCGGTGAGCTCGTCTGGCTTTGGCGAAGGGGCGTCGGCTTCAACCGTGCAGCCCTGTGCTACTGCCTGAACGAGGTACTTCGCCTTAATGTTGGCAACGCTGAGGTGGAATCTAGCAAAGGTCCCGTCCCCAAAAACGATTGAGGAAAGACCGTCATTAGTTCTTACCTTGACAATCTGGTCGTCGGCAACTGCCGCCTTTGCCGCCGTAACGGCCTTCTTGGCAACTGCAGATGAATCTACTACAGGAGCTTCCTTCTTATCTTCAAACATTTGATGCTCCCTCTAGCCTCTTGGGCCCCAGGTTTCCCTGGGGCCCATTTGGCACTTACTATTAGGCTGTTACGCGAATCTTTGACTGGAACTGAGGTGCCTTGTTGGCAAACCCGAACATCACATACATGATGTAGAGGCGCGTAAGGGCACCGTTCACGCCGATTGGAATCTCGAGGGTCGTGATTGAGTCAGAGCCAAGATATGGCATTGACCAACCGGCCTCGTCTACCACGTACATATCGCGGTAGCTGGTTCCGGAGATTGCGTATCCACCGATGGCATCACCAGGAACGGCAAGGATTGGCAAGTTGCCAGCTGCCGTAACTACTGAACCGAAGGTTGCGCCAGCAGCCTGATCCGTCTGCGAAGGTGCATTGTAACGAACGAGGTTTGTAAGCTCGTTCACAAGACCAGCGTAGTCGGTTGGGGTGCAGACGATGGCCGACGGAGCGCCACCGTTGTCCAGAACGCCAGCAACTGCGGTGTTGATGGTGGACAGGTATGAAGCCGTCCCCTTGCCAACAATGCCGTTACCAGCAGCTGCAGCGGACCCGAGCAGCTTGCGAAGCCCGTCAAACGAGTTGGCATCATAAGCACCAAGCTCGGTTGTTGAGGTAGCACCTGTCGTAACCGTTGCGTTGCCCTGGAACAGGGTCTTCTGAAGCTTGTGGGCAATGCCGGTCACGCCGCTGCCAAGCTCCTGCGAAAGGCCATTGAACGGCGAGCCGCCCTGACCAAGCGCGAACTGATTCTTGAGCGTGATACCACGGCGTGTCGCAAGAACGGCCACGTTGGTCGTCTGGCGTGAATACGTCGCGTTATCGTCGGTCACAGTGCCAGTTTCAGTCTGGAAGACTGCGTCACCGTAAGCCGTCTGCTGGTTGAACGCGTGCACGAGGCCGTTTGCAGGCTCCTTGCGGATGCGCTCAAAGAATGGGAACTTCTTCACGAACAGGCTGTAAAGGATTGGCTCGAGGTCCTGGCGGATAAGCGCCGAACCGCTGCTGCTGTCAAGTGCCTTTGCAATCTGTGGGTTTGACATCGCAAGCTGGTTAAGCACGGCCGAATCGGCCTGCTTGCCTGCCTGTGTCGAAGCCTGAACATCAAGCATCTCGTTGAGTTCAGTTGCCGAAAGCTTTGAGAACTTCTTGCGAAGCTCGCGCTGAACGGCATATGCCTCGGCTGGGTCAAACGATGACTTCTTATCTACATCGATGTCTCGACCGATGTGGCCGTCGTTAAGGGAGTTTAGACCCTTCTCGACGTCCTGTAGCTTCTCTCGTATCTCAGACATTTTCTACTCCTCGTCTTGCGCCTCAAGGACGCGCTGTACATATGGGCTTAGCCACGGAGCAAACTCCGGTGACTTTACACGAACTTCCTGCGGACGGTCATAAGACTTTCTGCCGACCCCAAGAGCGCTGATGCGCTCAATGAGTTCGAGCGCCTTCGAAAGATCCTCTTCGACCTTGGCCTTCGCCTCAGCAAGTTCGGTCACGCGCACAGAAATGGCAGCGACCTCCTCGTGAGCAGCATTGGCTGCATCGAGAGCGGACTTTGCGATCGACTTGACTTCGTCAATAGACGAAACCTCGTCAGCCTCGACATTCTCCGCCGCCGGGGCCTCCTCAACGGGGGCCTCGACAACAACTTCCGCCTCTGCCGTTTCCGGCTGTACGGATGATTCATTTTCGCCGTCTGCAGACTTTTCAGCCTCGACTAGCGTGGCGCCAAGCGCCTCAAGGGCCTCAACCACAGGGTCCTTCTCGGACTCTTCGGCCTCGGCATCCTCTTCTACGTTAACGGCTGGCTCAGTATCCTCTGGGCTGGCTGAGGCCTTAACCTCTTCCTTCTCCTCGGCCTGATCAACTTCAGCAACTGGCTCCATTGCTGGGGCCTGCTGCCTCTCGTCTCCATCCGTGCTGACCGTAACGGTCACGCGAGTCTTCTTCTCTTCGATTTCCATTGAACTCTCCTGTTCATTCTTCTTGCTTGACGTAAATCCATTGGACACAACGCCGGAGGATGACGCCTCTTCCGTTGCTGTATCTTCGACGTCAATGCCACCAGCACCAGTATCAGTCTCGACTTCGGCGAGCGAAGATCGAATCTGCCATGACCATTTCTGGTGCATGTCCTGGCGTTCAGCAAGGAAATTTGCAATCCCCTGCTGATTTTGTCTGGTAGCAACGTCAAATGCGGAGAGAATCCGCTTGATAAGGGCCTCGTTTGCGGAATAGACCGAAGAAGCCAAGCTTTCTGGGTCGTAGTCATCCGCAATTGGCTGTGGCGAGGACATGAGGGCAAGCTCTCTTATCTCTGCAGGGGCAGGGACGTTAAGCTTTCTAATGTTCTCGGCGAGCGGATCTAGCGAGCCGTAGACATCCTCGTAGATCTCGCCAAAAAGCTCATGATACTGAGCAAAGGCTGGCCCAACAACGTTCCAATGCGCTCCGTGGGCCTTCACATAGAGGGCCGCAGAGTCGGCAAGCACGCCAGCAAGGGCTCCGGCAAGGGCAATGTTTTCCGGTGACGTCTCGCCCTCAATCTCAAGAGACTTGATCGAATCAATAATCTCCCTGGCCTTTGCAAACTTATTGTTGATCTCTTCGTAGTCTTCACCAGACTCGATGCTGTCGAGGTTTACACCTGCAGCCTTGATGCTCTTAATTGCATTGTGCAAGTAGGATCTCTGGTTCGCCGGAATCCCTACAACGCTTGCCTCCATGAGGCGAACCTTCTCGATAACAATGGACTCAGGCTGGCTGTCCGTAGCCGCCTTGCGGCTTGCCTTCTCGACTCGTGCGCCAATGGATAGTCCGAGCTTGACGCCGCGCTTGATTGCGCGATATGCGCGAAGTGCCTCTGGGTTTTCGTCCTCGTTTACGACACGAATGTTGACGTCCAGGTCATAAACCTCTTGCCCAGTCTCGGAGTCAAATCGCTTGACAATCTGAGCGTCCATTGCGGATCCAAAAAGATCTTCTGGAACGTTGTAGTTGTGATTAAGAAACACAGTCATATTCTGTCTTGCCGTATCGGCCATTGACTTCAACGCGTTCAGGGACATCTCATCTCCGTGAAGGTCCCTGATCGTGGAGGAGGTGGTCCCAGTGACAAATCGCTCGCCACCCTCATTTTCGTAGGCCTTCAAGGCATTGGTGTAAATCTTGAATTCCAAAATCAGATCCCCCGGCTACTGCGATTTGTTGGACAGGCAGACCGGCCAGGCAGGCCGATAAACACCTGTGTCAGTAGATAGTCCCGTATAAGCACCATCAGATAATCCCCCCTGGCTGCCATGTTTTCAAGGCTATTGATTCCTACGCATAATAATACACTAGTTTTCACACAAAATGCAGAGTTGTGTGTATACTGTCATCATGTGTGATGGGACGGCAGTCAAATGCCATTTGTGTCTAGAGCTGAATGAGGCCGAAACCGGCCTGATTGAGATTGTCCTTGCCATCCGAAAAATACAGAAAACCCTTGCCCCAATTATGCGAAGATACGAGGAGATACACCGGGCCCACCCAAGGTGTGCGATGTGCACCATCATGGTTGGGCCTGAGCATATGGAGGCCGATCTGGTCCCAGAGCCGATGGTTCCGAGGGCCAAGGGCCAGAAGCGGTATGCCGTATGCAACGACTGCCACAAGATCCTCTCTAGGCTTAAGAGGAGCGTCCCCCAGCAGATCAAGTATCAGCGCCACGTAGAAGAAGAATTGGTCAGGGTGGCGGATGAGGATGATAAGGTTTATGATGGTTTCTGGAAAAAGTTCCGCGAAGAGAATCCGACAGATCCATCGGCCGTCGGTAAGTTAATGGGAAACCTGGACTCTGTTGCGGAGATCATGTCTGAAGACTATGCTGAAGAGGTCGATGAGGATGCTTGAAGTTAGCGAAAGCGTCGAGATGCAATTTGAGGACGGTAGATACGTTGTGCCAAAGTGGTGGTCCCGTCTTCCCTCATTTCGTGGCATTGGGATGGTTGATGGGATTCGTATGATACCATTCAACTATACAGATGCCAGGGGCATTGTGAATAAAGACTTGGATCAAACAGCAATTACTAACGCTATTAGATCATGGAGAACAAGAAAGCCGAAGGAGCAAAACCCGTGGTGATGATGCCCTGGGAGCGCGTAAGTCGCTCCACAGCAAATGTTCAGGCTGAAGCAGATGTTCAGGCAATAAAGGATGCAATTCTGATTCCTAACTATGACGCGCAGCCTTATGCGCGCGGGGCGGGGCAAAGTACGGTTCAGAAAAGATCAGTCAATATGCTGCGCAAGTGGTCGCGTAACAATCCGTGGATTCGCTCTGCGATAAATCTTCGTAGGCAGCAGATCAGCCGGGCGCGATGGGATATTGTCACGATTGATGGCGAAAGCCAGGCAAACGTGGAAATTGTGCACAAGATTAAGCACTTGCTTCGTGATCCAAACACAAGAATGGATTCATGGCGCTCATTCATCGAGCCCGTTGTCGAGGACATACTTGTTCTTGACCAGGGGTGCATTGAGAAGGAGCTGACCGTTGGGGCGCGTGCCGGAAGGAGCACCGACCCGATTAAGAATCTTTGGCCAAAAGATGGTTCAAGAATTGCGTTTGACCCAGCATGGGACGGATCAAACCTTAAGAAGCCAAGGTACTTTGAGTACGACGATACCGGCAAGGTCGTTGCTGACTACAAGAACGAAGAGATGGTGGTGATTGTTGCCAACAAGGTGACGTATTCTCCACTCGGGCTTTCCCCGCTCGAGGTTCTAGCGGAAACCATTGAGGCAGATCTTCGCGCGGCGAAGTACAACAACAACATTGTTGAACAGGCGACTCCCCCTGGCATTATTGATCTTGGCGAGGGCGTGCGCCCAGACCAGGTAGATGCCTTCAAGTCATACTGGGAAGGCGAGATTGCAGGCAAGAGCCAGACCGCCATCACGGGCGGGGGCAAGGGTGTCAAGTGGATACCAATGGCCCAATCGAATCGCGACATGCAATTCATGGAGTGGCAGATCTATCTCGCGAGAAAGATCTGTGCAGTCTTCGGCGTTCAGCCGCAAGACATCGGACTCAACTTTGATGTAAACAAGAGTACGTCTGAGTACGGGGCAGCGTTCACTGCCGATAACGGGATCGCACCGCTGTGCGAGCTGATCGCGGACTATATTACCCGCGAGATCGTCTGGCTGTATGACAGAAACCTAAGATTTGTTTACACCGACGTTGGCAGGGAATCTGCCCAGGCAGTCGCCGACTACTACAAGGCCGCACTTGCAGGTCTTCCGTGGCTGCGGCTCAACGATGCCCTTAAGGAGCGAGGACAGGATGCCGTTGGCGACCTTGGCAATGAGATCTGGCTTCCGAGCCCGCTTGGGTACATGCCACTCAGGTACTACGAGCTTTACCTCAAGGGCAAGGTTGGCGACCCCGACCAACCGGCACCACCAACCGTTCCAGACGCTCCTGAGGGTGCAGTGGACGATTCTCCAGGCGCGCCGAAGCCGCCGAGCAAGCCGGACCAAGGCAAGGATCAGCTAGATTCAAAGCCAAATCCCGACATGAACGCGCGCCAGCAATCCGGCAAGAAGTCTGCTGTGATTATTGAGTCAGACAATGTCCTGGACGAGAACTGCCCCGCCCACATAATTGATGAGCTTGACATGTACATCGAGGCAGGGGTGGAAATCATTGCAATCACACGCTCAAAGGAAAGCCCTGATCTGATTAAGGATCTTCTTGGGGATTTCGGAATACCTGTCGCAGATGTAATTCGCAACACGTTCCCGGACGACGCCGCCCTCCACTTTAAGAGATACGAGTCTCAGAAGGTTGAAAGAGACGGCTACAATGTGGTCGCATTCTACGATACTGACGAACAGGCGGCGCGCGCGTACTCTTCGTCTCATCCAACAGCGAAGAACATTGCCGAGGTTGAAATCGAGAACGCCGACGGGATAAACCTCGATGTTCCTTCTGGCGTGAAGTCTGAGGCCCAGAAGGGTCTCGACTGGAGAAGAGAGTTTGGTCGTGGCGGTATTGGCCCAGGCCAGCAAACCGCACGAATGCTCGTTGGCAACAAGATGACAGTTGCTCGCGTCAGAAAGATGCGTTCGTATCTTGCCCGTCACGAGGTTGACAAGAAGGGTGAAGGCTGGGCACCAGGGCAAAAGGGTTTCCCTTCTGCTGGAAGAATCGCCTGGGCTCTCTGGGGTGGAGATGCTGGCAAGGCATGGTCAAACAAGGTAATGCGATCAGTAGAATCCCGCGAAGCGAATGGCTGATAAGTTTTATCATCAGCAGCCCTGCTTCTGCATGCCATGCCGAGTTCTGAAGGATTCCGGAGAGGCACCAAGGCCAAAGTTAATTGACGTGGACAAGGAGCCAGTCATTAAGAAAAGCCGTGGGCGAAAGAAGTCCTAATGGGTCATCGAGATCCGGTTACGCCCGTAATGAGAAAAGCCGTCTTGGCCAGGGACAAAGGGTGCGTTGGGCCAAGGATTGGCATGCACGACCAGTGCGGAAGCCAGTTTGGTCCTGGTACAGGCATCGTCCTGGAGATGGATCACGTTTTCAGCTATGGTATGGGGAGGCGAGGGCCATCAGAGGAATGGAACCTGGTGACCCTTTGCGGCTGGCATCACCGGATTAAAACGGAGTCCTCTCGCAAATGGCGTGAGGCTATATACGAATATTTGGAGGGCTTTGCATATGATCGAGGAGAATACGTCCCCTAGCGGATATTGTCACAGCAAGGTATGTCCCGCACGAAAGTGGGGCCTCACCCGGAAGGGACTCGGACCCCTCGTAAAGAAAGGCAACGACAAGTACCACCTGTCATGCCTCCCCGAACGCGCCTTGACAAGAGGTGATACAATCAAGTAAGGTCATACTCGAAGGAGGGAAGATGGCTGAAAAGGGGATCTGGTGGAGATCCTGCTACGCATGTAGCGGGAAACTCTATGAGCTCACAACTGGAATGCTGTTTTGCTCAAATGAGCACTGCATGCGTGGCGGCAGAGTGATGAGCTTTGATGAGACCATCGATAAGGCGGGATCTACGCACTCTTCGTGTATTTTGGATGAGTGCTATTCCCATAGCAAGGGGAGATACGAGAATGACGGAACTGGAGATGGTGAAGCTCGGGAGTTGGCGATTCAGTCTTCATCTAAAAAGGGTGCTCGACAGATCAGACTCCGTAGAAAAGCCGAAGGTGGCGATCGGGTTTGAGGCTGCAAATGCAGCCGCTGGAATGGAGCCGGAACTGACCCCCGAAGATCACTCGGCGTACTACGAGGGAATCAACTACGCTCTCCAGCAATGGCTAGTCGGCTCGGATGAGTCTGGAAGGGATTGAAGTACCAATGAAGCAAACAGGGCCAAACTTTGCAGAGCAGCGCCTGCTTCAACGCAAGAAGACCGCCTGGGTGTGGAGACTGCTCGAGGAAACTGGGATCAAGAGAAGGTTTCTTGCACGGCACCTTGGGGTGTCGTATGGTTATCTAAACCAAGTGCAGTATGGGCAGGCGCCAATCAGTAAGCCGATGCGCCAGCGTATTTCTGAATTTCTTGGTGTTGATGAAGCAAAGCTGTTCGAGGATCTCGACCAGTACATGAATAAGGAGGACTGAAATGGCATTCGATAAGAGCGCACTCAAGGATTACGTGGATGTAGCGGAGCGAATTCGCGCGTGGTACGAAGCGTATCCAAATGCACGAATCGAAACGAAAATTGTTGAGCACACGGAGAAGCGCGTGGTGATTGAGGCTCGTGCTTACCGCGGTATAAAGGGCGAGGGCAGCAGCGACGACCTCGGGTTTATAGATCACTACCCAGCAGGAATCGGACACAGCGCGATGCAGATTCCAGGCGCTACGCCGTACACCCGCGGTTCTGAGATTGAGAACTGCGAGACGTCGGCAGTTGGTCGCGCCCTTGTTATGGCCGGTCTTCCGTCAAAGCGTATTGCTTCAGACGACGAGATAAAGTCAAAGGGCGGCACGTCAAAGACGCTCGCGAAGGCTGCTGCAGAAGTGTTTGAGGACATGGTCCTTGCTCCGCATGTACAGAAGTTCTCCGACGATTTTGACGCGGCGACCACAATGGAGCAGTTGAACGCAGTGGGGCAGAAGGTAAACAACTCTTCCGCTGACGGAATCGAAATTGACGAGATTTCCCGAGAGTTCCTTGTCAAGAAATTCAAGAGCCGCCGCACGGAGATCGTTGGATGATTGAGGAGCGAAATCCTCAGCACATCAGCGTCAGCGAGCTAAGAGAGTTTCTCTCTTGCCCGTTGCGCTGGTGGTACAAGTATCGCCTCGGCATGTGGACGAACCGCACTACGGCGTACTTTGCTCTTGGAACTTCCGTACACGCTGGTCTCCAGCGCTGGTACGAGCCCATCACTGGCGGTAAGCGCAACGGCGACCTTTCAATGGCCTACGACCACTACAGAAAGACGTGGGCGCTAGAGGCAGATAAGGTCGACTGGGGCGGAGAAAAGGAACGCGACTCAATGAGCGAGGGATTTGCTGGCGAGGAGATGCTTCGCGCAGCCATACTTGAAGGTGACGATTGGGAAGCCAAGCACGTTGAGCACACGCTGATGTCCGAGATCAAGCACTCCCGACTGGGAAAGCTTCCGATCAAGCTCAAGACAAATCTTGACATGATCAACAAGGACCTCAATGTCGTGGAGCACAAGACGGCGCAGCGCAGGTGGGAAAAGGATAGGGAGAATGGCGACATTCAGGCAACAGCCTACGTCAATGCCATTAGAGAGAACTACAGTCATGACCCTACGATCACATTCAACATCATTAGCAATTCAGCCAAGGGTGTGAACGTGGATCGCAGAGTGACAACAAGAACACAGGATCAGATTGACACAATGTATATTGGCGCGAGGTCGTTCCTTGACGCGATTGAGAAGGGTGCAATCTATCCAAACCCAACGGCCTTTGCGCACGCAACGTGCGAGTTTAAGACGTTGTGCAATAAGTTTGAGAGTCACCCGCAGCAGATTCCTGAAGACCGTAAGGAACTGTATAGAATGGTTCCAACATTGAAGAAAGGTCTTTGGCCTGACTGGGAATAAGGAGGAGTCGATGTACGATTGGGCGATGAAGTGCGCGGCATGCGAGAAGATCAACACCTCAGAATATTTTCCGAATGACACAGACATTTGTGTTGATTGTCAGGAGGAAATTATTCCAGACCAGTTGAAACTACCACTTGGCGAAGGGGATCAGGGGTGAAGCCCCAGATCATTCCGATTGAGGAGCCAGCGGATCACCGAGTATATTGGAGATGCTACAGCGACCTACCGCGACACAAGAAGCTATGGCGCTTGCCCGACAACAACGCACGGTGGGCGTGGGTAGTTCTTCTCTGCTCGGCATCGGAAACAAACGGCGTGTTTGAATCAGATCAGCATGTTGAGGGGCTCGTCGGAACGCAGAACGCAAAGTTCCTTCCGCACTTCCGAAGGGTCGGATTGATGGATGGTCTTGCTGTTCACGATTGGGACGAGTGGCAGGAGCCAGCAGACGGCATGGCGCAGGCTCGCGCAAATCTTGCGGCGGCTGGAAGGGCGAGGCTTGACCGACTTGGATTGCGAGATGATCACGACACACCAGTTGCCAGGAGCCTGAAGGAGTGGCTCTCATATGTCGTTGCTGGGCCGAACACGCAGGGAAGGCTCGGTGAGTTCTTTGGTGCGATGCTTGGGGTTGTGCCGCAACGAAGCGAATACAGCCGCATTGCAAAGTTGATGAAAGATTTCCCTGGAGGGATTCCAGCGCTCATGGCAGCAGTTTGCGACGCGGCACTTAGGGACCTCAAGGGAGATCCGATCTCCTATTTGACGGCAATAAGCCAGAAGCGTAAGATAACTCCAGTCAGGCAAACATCAAGCGCCAGAGATGCGCATTTGGAGGATTGATGACAGAAGTAGTGTACCTAGAAGATGTGCAGAATAAAACTGTGCCACCAAGCGACATCAAGGAAGCCCTGCGAAAGTCGGGAATCCCTGAACGTTATATGAACAGCACCTTTGCGCAGTTTGAGTCCCAGAAGGAATCAAAGACCGCACTGCAGGCTGCACAGGACTGGGCTGCTGAACCGCTGGGCGAGCGCGGACTCCTCTTTGTCGGTCCTCCTGGAACGGGAAAGACCCACCTCGCCGTCGCTGCGGTACGAGAGAAGGTTGCCCAGGGTCTCCTTGGCGCTCGTTTCATCAACGTCCCGTTGTTCCTTGATCGCATCCGATCATCCATGAAGTATAATGACGCAGAAGTAGTAGCCATGTTTGAATACTGCCTGGAAAAGGCTTCGGTCGTCATTCTTGATGATCTTGGCAAGGAGAAGGCCACGGACTGGGCGGCGGAGAGGCTCTACGTATTAGTGGAGAGTCGATATAGTGCGTGCAAAGCGACCATCGCAACGACGAACCGCGGACTTGACGAGCTCGACGCCCTTGGATATGGGGCTCTCGTCTCCCGCCTACAGCAGACCTGTCGCGCTGTCAAAGTGGGAGGGTCGGACCAGCGTATCCGACTTGGAAGGCTGGACCAGACCACTTGAGATACGCCTGAACGGAAGACCCCCCTCGTGGAACAGGGCCTACCGTGTCGCAGGCAGGATTTTCTACATGACCAGGGAAGCCAAAGCGTGGAAGGAGGAAGTGACACGACAGACGATTGCTGCTATAGTGGCAAGGCCGGACTTTATTCCGGTGGATAAGAAGCGTATTGTCATCGACATCTGGGCGCATTTAAATCGCCCAATGGACGCGGACAATTTGCTGAAGCTCACGCTCGATGCGATCGCGACGGGGCTTCAAGTGAACGATCGCTGGTTCATT